TTAGGAAATTGTTTCATCTGACCTGCTGATCTTGCACAATAAGATTTCCTACGTTTCGCTGACTTACTACCAGCTTTTACTTTGCCAGTAACGGCAGTTTTAAGTTTAGAACCAGGATTATCTCTACGATATTTAGCAACACCTTTCTTGGTCATACCTGCACCAGATTTAGTAGGGCGTTTATGACCACCACCTATGGTGTGACCTTTCATAGTTCCTTTTCTTTTTTTCTTCTCAGCCATTTCTACTCCTATGCGAAGAAAAATGTCATCATATCTATTGTGCCAACAGTGTACTTAATAGTTAAGCCACTCTCAAATAAAACACCATTTTGAGGTATAGTTCTATCAAGTGTTGTATTATCTGTACCTATTGTTCTTGCCTTAAACAATACTGTTCCTGATTCTGGAGTACCGTCAATAAATTCAATAACTCCAGCAGTTCCGCCAGATACAATTGAGAAACCTTTTAATCTAACTCTATTGCCGTTACCAACTGATTGAGCTGCAGACGTTATAGAACCTACTATTATGTTACCTGCAAATTGTGCAGAACTAGTTACTGAAGTTACTGTTTTAAAATATTTAGTTCCGTCAACAGCTTCAGCAGATCCAGTAGATGTTATTATTTCTGTTAAAACATTGTCAAAAACATCTGTGCCAACAATAGTATTTGTTTTACCATTGTCACCTGTTCCAGCAGTTGTTACTTGCAAAATTCTAGCTCCACCAGAAGCAAAAGCAGTATTTGCTAATGTCGCTGCAGTATTAGGTCTTGCCGCTGTAACTATAAAATTATCATCTGCCGCAACTTCGTCACTTATAAAAGCTGGCTTTACGTCTGACTTGCCACCTGCCATTCCCATATTAATCTCCTTGTAAAAGAAGGGGGTATAAAACCCCCATAATTAAGCTGCGTAGCCCATTAATTCTATAAATAATTTACCAGCAGTGTAATCTGCATCTGTTGCAGCACCTGTGGTTAGATATAAGAATTGATCTGCGGCTGGAACGGCAGTAAAGTAAACTTTGCTTCCTAATGTTGCATCACCTGCGTTTACCAATAGTGTCTCTGTTAGATCACCAATAGCTCCGTCTTCAACGCCAGTACCTTCTGTGGCAGAGTGTATGTTAATGTCTGGATCACCACCTGCTGGTGCTTCAAAACATTCCATGCTACCTGTTAATATTGTACCGTTTCTTGCGGCAGTTATTTGACCAATATGACAAACCAATGCAGTTCCGTTTACACCAATAATATCAGCACCACCAGTTGATCTCAAACCAGTTAAATCAATTAAAATTCTTGTTGTGATAATTCCACCATTTCTTTGAACAGAACTTCTGTAAACAGTTCCAGATCCAGTTGTGATACCAGCTCCAGCTTCTGTTGCTAAAGTGTTTGCGTTTAAAGAGGCAAATCCAGCGGATGTAATTGACATTTGAGTTGTTTCTGTGCCTGTGTTGGCAGCAGTAGCTATGGATGAGTATCCACCTTCAGAACGTAGAGTTCCTTTAAAAGTTGTATTCGCCATGTAAATCTCCTTGTCGTGGCATTTGTCGAAGTTAATTCTTCGTCAAGGTAATTTAACTATACATAAAAAAAGGGTGACTTACAAGCCACCCTTTTAATAATCGAACAATTGTTCGTTAAGCTGCGCCTGGTGATCCAAACACACAACGAGGATCAGAGAATCCAAAAGCATATCTTTCTCTTGCTTTGTATCTCATGTTTCCTGTGTCGAAGTCTGCTTCCATGCTTGTGCTTAATGGTGTTCTTTCAAAATATTTGAAACCATTTGGAGCATCTGTTTTGATGAAGAACGCATCTGTGTCTGTTAAGAAATGGTTAATTACATAACCTTCTGGTAACATTCCCATGTTCTTATGTGCGTTGACATCATTGTCAGCAGTTCCAGGTCTTAGAGTTGACTCTAACAAACGATCAGCAACAAACTGTAGTGCTGGTGGAATGATTAACTTCATACCACGAAGAGCTACAATCATGTTTCTCTCGTCAACAAAATTAGAAATGTCAATTAATGCACTTTCTAATGATGTTTCGTTTAAGTCAGCGGCACTTGATGGCTCATTTGAGAATGTTCCACCACCACCTAGAGGATGGTCTGTAGCACAAAGCTCTTTTCCATCACCACCAGTAAAGCTAGAACTAAACGCATTGTTTAGAACTGAAGACGCTTTTACTTGCTTAGTGTGTGCCATTGATCTCGCTAGTGCCTTTGTGTATCTAGCACCAAGACGGTCATAGAGATTATCTTCCATTGCTTCCTCAGTTAATGCGAAAGCTAATGCAACTGTCTCCATTGTATATCTTGATGTATATACTTCGTTTGCACTATCGAATGCAACTCCAGATCCCTCTGATTTAGTTGCAGCATTACCGAAACCACTAATCATCACTTCTTCTTCAAACGCTCTGTCTGAAGATTCTGTGTCATAGATTTCCGCATGCTCATTGTCGTAACGGTCATATTCCATGCCAAATAGGGCATTTAGACCAGGTTCCAACTCTTTTACAAGTTGCGCTCTTGATATAGCCATTTAATTTCTCCTATTTACTAAGCTAGTCCGACCCCTTTAAGACCGAATACATGGTTAACTATTACAACTTGCACATTAGTATGTGCAGATCCCACATCTGAATTTTCAGGGTCTCTTGAAATATCAATTGCCTTCAAAGGTAAACCTGTTGATGTACCTCCGTCAGTAACCTGTAATTCAGCTCCTGAAATACCAGTAACAGTGCTACCAGCAGTTGTATAAACAACATCAAAGTTACCTAATAAGTCAGCTACTGGCATTGCTATAGCAGCTTGGATTTCAAAAATAACCATAGGGTCATCAATGATAAACGCTTCTATATCAGCCGCAGCAGTGCTTGCTGGGTAAAAGTTTGAAAAAGTTTCTTTTCCTGTTGTTGGGTCTGTAAAACGACATCCGTTAAACACACCAACGATAGGAACAGTACCACCATCTGCATGAATTTCTATTCCTCCACCAGTAACGTGCATAACCATGTCACCTTGGAAGATAGCAGTTCCATAATTGCTGGCGATTCTATATCGGCTTTGTCCGCCAGTATAGGGTGTTCCACCTATTCTGCCTATAGGACGTAGTCCGAATGCAGCATCTTGATTTGCCATTTTCTCGTTCTCCTAAAAAAAATTATATTTATGAGTCGGACTTTTTGCCGCCAAAAGCGACTTGAGACCTTCTCTCTGGTTTAAGCATAGGCATTGCAGCATTTGAATCTCTCATCATATCTCTGTCAATAGCCTCCATTTGATTATTTGTTTTGCTTTGAAAGTATTGGTTTCTTTGCTCAACAAGTTCATCAGGTATCCGTGCTAACAAAAGACCACCCTGACCGATTACTCCAGCATTCTTGCCTTCATCAATTATAGGTGCATCAAAGTCGGGATATTCTTCAGCACGAACTAATTCATATCCTTCTCGCAATCGTTTATGGATGTTTGACCTATCATCATATTCCATAACTCGTTCTCTTATCCATCTGTGTTTATATCCTACAGGTGCTTCTGGAGCGTCAAGTGTTGACGGTGGCTTCCACTGTTGTACTCTCGCCTTTTTTTCACGAGTTTGCGACTCTCGATTAGTACGGTCTGCCATTACGCTGCTCCCTTATTTTTTTCTATTTTTGCTACTTCCTGTGCATATTTTTCTAATGGTATTCGCATCTTTTTTGCAAATGCCACTTGACCTGGAGTAAGCTCAATAGTTTTTTTACCACCCTTTTT